TTAATACCGACGCTCGTGCTGCTGCATTTATAATAAATTGGAATGCTCCTGCCGACTATAATTTTGATACTGGTCTGGTTGACATAAATGCTAGCGGTACCAGTGGGGATAATAATAATTTATCGAAGTCACAATCGCAAGCTAGCGCAGCCTATCAAGCTATGACGATAGTAAGCACGTTTAAAAAAGGTGTTTTTGAACAAGAACTAACTGGGCAATTACTAACTAATTTAACACAGCAACAAATTAATAATGCTACAGGTTACGGGACAGATAATGCCCAATCCGCCGCCAACGCCGGTAGTTCCACTCCTAGCAATTCGCTGTTGCCTAAACCTGCGTTGGACCTAACTTCGGGCAACATTGTTCCTAAATTTACACCACCAACTGGCACAAGGACCCCGTTAGCACAGACGGCCGATATAACTAATCCGACTATCATTGACTTCAGTAAATCGCCCGCTCCAAAATTTGTACCTCCGATAAATTCCGACGCACTAGCGGCAAAGGGCTCTACGGTCATAAGCCAACCTGTTCCGCAGCCTGCTAGCCCGGCTGGTGTACCAACATCTAACAAAAGTATAGTCGCTGTTCCGGCAGCATCTAACGGGTTTCCTGACACTATGCAGTCAATTAACCCCGTAACTGGAAAACCTGAGACACTTTCTAATAATCTTATTGGACCAAATCTAGTTACGACAACAAAAACTCAAACAATGGCGGCAAAGGACGCATAATGACAATTAATTCTTTACGTAATACTGGTAGATCATCGAATTACAAATTTGATCGCGGGGGTATGCCCACAGACTTTGGTCCCTTCAGTGGCGAAATTATGAATAATGTTGACCCTACACGTAGCGGCAGAATTCAAGTGTATATTAAACAATTTGCCGGCACAGATAAACATAATCCGGCATTGTGGCGAACTGTTAGCTATTGCCCACCATTTGGCGGAGCCACCCCGAAAACAAGTACATCAACCGGAGTAGGTACATATGGATCCACTAATAATCAACAGAGTTATGGAATGACTTTTAGTCCTCCAGATATCGGCGTAACAGTATTGTGCTTTTTCCTAACAGGAGATCCTAATCAAGGATATTATGTAGGTTGTATTCCGGATCAGGGTATCAATCATATGGTGCCAGCGATCGGCGCTAGTACCAATGCAGCGACACAAAACACTAATCAAGCTACATATTTTGCAAAAAGTCCGCAGCTACCGGCATCAGAAATCAACAACGCACCGCAAAATACTGCTATCAATGAAAATCCTCAATTTTTTAACCAACCTAAACCGGTACATAGTTATCTAGCTAGTACATTATTCCAGCAAGGTATTATTAACGATCCTATACGCGGACCAATTACTTCGTCAAGTCAAAGAGAAAGTCCTTCGACCACATTTGGCATAAGCACCCCTGGGCGTCCTATATACCAAGGCGGCCTATCAGACACTACTATAGAACAGCAAGTGTCATCCGGATCAGTACCGCCCGAGGCGGTCAATGTAGTTGGTAGAAGAGGCGGACATAGTTTTGTACTTGATGACGGCGATATAGGCGGCAACAATAGTATGGTAAGGATACGTACTGCCAAAGGACATCAAATCACTATGAGCGATGATGGCAACTGTTTTTATGTTGTCCATGCCAGCGGACAAGTATGGTTAGAATTTGGCCAAGAAGGTACATTAGATGTGTATGCGACGAATTCCATTAACTTGCGCACCGAAGGTGACATAAATTTACATGCTGACAAAGACTTCAATGTATGGGCGGGCGGTAATATCAACATGAAAAGTTCTGTATCAACAACAATGGAAAGCGATGGTACATTTACATGTGCTAACAAGGATGTGTTGACGTTGTTTAGTGAAACTACAATAGGTATAAAAAGCAATGGTGATTTGACAGTCAATAATTTAGGTAGTGGAGCATGGTCTTCATCGGGAGATTTAAATATTAATGGAGCTACTATCAATCTCAATGGCGGAGGTGGTGCCACTGTTGAAACACCTGTTGGATTAGAAGAATATACCATGCCCGACGCAGCATTTGACACGAGCACAGGGTGGGTAGTTACACCAGATTCGCTGACTAGTATAGTAACTAGAGCTCCCACACATGAACCATATCCTTATCATAATCAAGGAGTCCAAGTTAATGTCGACTTGTCGGATGGCACTAACTCTATTCCGCCAGGTGCCCCTGATTTGCCGCAGGGAATATCTATCACTAAAACAGCATGAGCATTTTTAAATATAACCTTCCCTCTGGCGCCGACTTTACGCTAACAGCTCCGGCTGATACTACACAGGCAGAAGCCGATAAGATTTTTTATTCTCAAGTTGCTGCCGGAACTTTTGTTGGGTATAATGTCGGAGACACACTGACAACCCCTATAGAAGCTCTAAATAATTTTGGATTATCTAGACTACAACGCGGAACAGCAGGTATAGATGATAAAACTTTATTGAGTGTAATTTCAGGGTTGCCTATCGTTCCTACATTGCCTGCTCTATCTTCCATACCAGTTTCTAATGCTATAACCCAGGTAGATTATGCCACAGTAGTATCCGATCCTATCAATGGGGTATACAGTTTAGGGCCTTCGGCTATCGGCACTGGGCCTAACGCGGTTAAAACTCCAATATCGTCGGGGAGTGTTAATAGTCCTGCAGTGCTGGCAGTGAATGGATCAACAATAACCATTAGCCGCCCTGCCATCGGCACCAATACTTCAACCGGAGTCTTAACTTTTAGTAATGGTATCACAGCGTTTGTAAATCCCGGGGGGATAAATGGATCAACAACTGTAATCCTGTCAGAATCTAACCCAGGTATAGTAGTTGGATCTACTGTATCGGACAGTTTAGGATTATTAAGCAGCAATACATCCAATGCTAGTGTTAGGAGTAATAACGGCGCAGGACAATTAAAACCACAGCAGATGCAGGCAATAATGGCTCAAGTGGCAGCGATAGTTAATCAAGATGCTAGTGTTATGACACAGACATCCGGCATAGGAAAATATGGATTCAACGCTCAACAATTAGAAAATGCCGGCTACATTAAACCAGGATTTAGCCAGAGATACCCGACATCCAATCCTAGTTCTCAGAGTAATTCAGATAATTTTACTTGTATCATGTCGTCACCAACACCATGGACCGGTCTCGACGGGGTATCTAGTGTGAATGATATTTTAAGAAACCCATCATTACAAAATAAAATCCAAGAAAAATTGATGAACCAGGGGTATAGTTCTATGGTCGCGTCTGGTGTTATTGTACCTCCAACATCTTCTGTGTCAGTACCTACAGTATCTACCGGAAAAGTTTATACCGCGAATGGTACATTATCGGAGGCAGGGGCATTATCTCTATTAAATACCCCAGCAAGATCAGTGGCAACCCACCCTGTAGAATTATCAACTTCAGTCGGAACAACACCAAATGCTATAAACAAACTCGGAGCCAATGCGGTGGCACAATATAATGCCGGGTTATCTACTTTGTCCTCTGGTGCCGTAGGATTTGGCAAACACAGTACCGGAGGGGTTTCACAATTAGCAGGGTTAGCCAGTAGCCCTGCGAGCTCTGCGACTAGTTTAACAGCATCGATTACTTCTGCCCTCAACGGCGATATCGGAGCGTTAGTAGCTAATAGCAGCAAATACGGAGTTTCATTGACGCTGGGTTGGGCCCAAGGTTCCGGCTCTCTATCAAATCTAAATGCCGGCGCCGCTGGGGCATTGAATATTAATAGTGGGGCAATTAATAATATCAACAATTTAAATGTCAGTGGTCTTACCAATGGATTAAATTCTGGGGGGCTGTCTGGGGTGAATACACAAGCACTTGCTTCGGTCAATATCTCAAATGCTCTAGCCGGACCCGCATTGTCTAAACTAAACGCACTGGCGAAATCTGCTCAGTTCGGGGTCAATTTTAGTGATTTTGCGCTAAGTGGGTTAGTTTCTGGCGTAAGACCATCCCCAGGATTCACCAATACAGTAAATCGTAGTACCATAGATGCTTCAGTTATTCGAGTGATAGGTAGTCCTCTGATAACCCCGCCAGTGTATGGATTACCGTCAAATAAAAGTCTAGGTGTAGTTGCCGATATCAATGCGGCACAAAATATATTATCAACTGTAAGTGTTATTAATACAGTACAGAATGCGTTGTCGCAAGGCACTGCCGCTGCCAATGTCAATATCAATAAATTTAGATAATAAATAATTTATATGGCTACTTTTATTGGCTTCAATACAATTAATCAAAACAAACAATTTACCCTGCTTGACTATGATTTAATAAAACGAGACTTATTAAATGCGTTTAACATACGACAGGGGGAATTAGTGGGTCTACCGGGGTATGGCACCTTACTATGGGACTATCTGTTTGAAAATCAAACCCCCGAAACTCAAACCGCAATATATCAAGAAGTACAGCGGGTCGTTGGCGGCGACCCTAGGCTTTACCTCAATAACGTCAATATGTTTCCACAAAACAATGGTATTCTTATACAATTACAGTTACAAACTGTAGCTACAACAGACGCACAGATTCTATCTATATTCTTTAATCAATCCCAACGTAGAGCCAGTTACATCTAATCTACTTAAACTACCCAGTTTATTTTAGGCATAAATATCGTAATACTAGGATAACAATGGCCACAACAACAAGACAAACAGTACTCTTTGGGGTAGAAGACTGGAAGCGCATCTACCAAACTTATAGCGAAGGCAATTTTCAATCGTACGATTTTGAAACCTTGCGCAAAAGTTTTGTTGATTACCTACAACAATATTATCCAGAGACATTTAATGACTATATTGAATCGTCGGAATTCATCGCTTTGCTCGATGTTATGGCGTTTATGGGCCAGAGCCTCGCATTCCGCACAGATTTAAATACACGCGAAAATTATATCGACACAGCAGAGCGTAGAGATAGTGTAATTAAATTGGCTAATTTAGTTTCTTATACTCCACAACGTAATACCGAAGCCAGCGGATATCTAAAGGTATTTTCTGTGTCCACTACTGAGAATGTAACAGATTATAACAATGTGAATCTTGCCAATGTTACTGTTAATTGGGCTGACCCTAGTAATTTTGATTGGCAAGAACAATTTATCGCAATACTCAACGCCGCGTTAGTAGATACACAGCGGGTAGGTAGTCCGGGTAATGATCAAATTATAGGCGGGGTAGATACACAAGAATATACCATCAGCTTAGTACCTGGATACTTGCCAGTTATTCCCTATACTGCCACAGTTGATGGCATCAACATGCCATTCGAGGCAGTTAACGCTACGTCTTTGGCTGAGACTTATATATACGAACCGCCACCTCAGCCTAACGGACAATTTAATATTCTCTTTCGAAATGATCAATTGGGCTATGCTAGTGCTAATACCGGATTTTTCTTTTACTTTAAACAAGGCACACTACAGAATCAAGATTTTAATCTAGTCGAAAGTATTGCTAATCGTACAGTTGATATTAATATACAGGGAATCAATAATACTGATGTATGGCTCTATCAATTAGATAATCTAGGAAACATACAATACTACTGGCAAAAAGTTCCGTCGGTATATGCTGCGGCTGTCGAACAGATGACATCTACTATACGCAGAGTTTTTTCAGTAACTAGTAGAACAAACGATCAGATAACGCTGGCATTTGGTGACAATGTATTTTCAGCTATCCCGGTCGGGCAGTTTAGAACATATGTTCGTGCTAGTAATGGATTACAGTATATCATCAACCCTGAGCAGATGCAATCAGTACAGATTCCTATATCTTATGTAAGCCGCACTGGTAGTATCGAAACTATCACCTTCACTTGCGGGTTAACTACTCCGGTTACTAACGCTGCTCCCAGAGAAACTATCGATCAGATTAAAGAGCGTGCTCCAGCTCGTTATTACACACAGAATCGCATGGTTAATGGTGAAGACTATACTAATTTTCCTTTTACTACATATAATTCTATCATTAAAAGCTCTGCGTTAAATCGCAGCTCTATCGGAACTAGCCGCTACCTCGATCTAGTTGATCCAACAGGTAAGTATTCCTCTACCAATGTATTTGGATCCGATGGGGCATTATGGTACACTAATACTACTCCGGCCTTTACTTTCCAGTGGCAGACAACTAATGATATTAATAATGTTATCTTAAATGATCTGACCCCTATATTAATTCAAGCTACAGCAAGACAATTTTATTATGCTAATTTTCCTAGACCAAACATAACTGCTTTAAATTATTCTTGGCATGAAAGCACTACTATTGTAAATGAAACCACTGGCTACTTCATGAATTCATCTGGAACACCTGTGGCTGTTGGATCTACTGCTAGTAATAACGCAAAGTTTATTATTGAAGGAGCTCTAGTTAAA